GATTGAACGCGGGTTTCAAGATATTTTGAAACCCTGACAGCTTCACTTTATGCCACCTTATTCGGTGGCATATGGGGAAATTGTCTTGCTAACTAAAGGATCAATATGCAGCACCGCGTTACACAATCACATCTACAAGCGGTTGTAGATAGGATTAACCGTATTACCCAGTCTCCGATGGAGCCGTACATCGGCAACATTGCCCAAATCGGCAATTATCATTTGTCTGGTGCATATGGCGGCGTATGCCTGCATCGTATGCAAAACGATGGCGGCGGCGTATCTAGCCCATTGTCCAGTGGACATATAACTAACCGGCAATTGTTGGATTTGATGTATGCATACATTCAGGGATTGAATGAGGTAGCAGCAAAATGAGTTACCTATCCCATATCGGCATTGTTGCCAACGTCCGGCCCGATGGTTCAATGGGTGAATACAAAACCCGAACATTTGATTTAATGCTTTGCTCCTTAGAAGATCAAGCAAAGCAAATAAAGGAAGCAAAGCGGATTTTGCGACAAATTGGTTATCAAGTTAAATCCGCGCAATTTGAACCAGTGCCAGGCAATTGACGTAAAGTCCTAATGCCCTATGGACTAGGGCATTGTGGCAATTATGCCTATCAACCAACCTAGGAAAATCATGGAACACGCCATCGCTATCGAAACCACCACCATTGTCTACAACGATCTAATGATCCTACCCGGACATCTTGCAGCCATTGCCATGTTCGCGGCAAAAAAAGACATACGGTCCTATTTGATCGGTGTTTGTATTGATACTGGCCCTGCTGGTTCTTTTCTAGTGGCCACATGCGGACACACTGTTGCAGTGCATCAAATAGATACTGTTTCGCGACCTGCTGGTCAACTTATTATGCCATTGGTGCCACTTGCCAGCATGATCAAAGCAAACAGGCGCATCGGTATCAAGTTAACCCTGCCTGCTGGTTTTTCCGGAAGGTACGATTCAAAGGTTAAGCGTCAAGTAACGCTCGAATCACTCAAAGGTGAAATTTCCATTGTGTCCGAGCTTGATGGCATCTTTCCCGATTGGCGTAGGGTTTGCAAACATGATGATGCATCATACCCGCATCATGTATTTTTTGATACCCGATACCTATCTCTGGTGTCCGATGCCGCCAATGTAATCAGTCAGCGTAAATTCCCGGTTCAGGTCCGCCCAGGTGGAACCGGTTGCGGGTTTGCCCATCTTGATTTCGAAGGCAAAACTGTGGCTTACATCATGCCACTGCGCGCAAAGATTGACGAACTGCCGAGCAAACCGGGGATGACGTATTAAAAACAAAATGGGACTACGGTCCTATTTTTTGGAGCATCAACCATGAAAACCCTACTATGCGCCCTAATCGGCGCAATACTTTTTGGTTTCCCGTTCATCATTTATTTCTGGAGCATGACACCATGAAAATCTACACCGCCCAGCGCGACGCGCATAACAACTGGGTTGTATGCCGGGGAACCGATCAGCGGCGCGGCTACACCATCATTTTTACTGGCAGCTACGATGACTGTTGGTGTTACAAACTCGGCTTGCGGCCATGAAAAATCAAGACGACGATAGCGAAGACAGCTTCGACGAAACCTTCGACCCTAATCCAGAACCAGAAGTATGCTCTGCTTGCTCCGGCTCCGGGGAGGGTAGGTACGATGGCACCAGGTGCCAGTACTGCAACGGACGGGGCGAACTATGATTGTCCTAGCCCTACTGATAGCTAGTCTACTGGCGGTCATATTTAACCTGTAACCCAAACCAACCCGACTAACCATCGGGTTTTTTAACGTCCAAAATTTGACGTTTGGCATCCTCAAACCCGCGGCCCACAATCACCCGGTGGCCGATACCCTCTAAATAGTCTATCCAGTCTCTTTGCACTGGCGACACCACACCACCCGATTCGCGTTTCATTTCCACCCATAGAAGCCACGCAGGAACGAATAAATCCGGTACGCCAGCTTGCACACCTTCAGCTTTCAACGATGCCCCCTGAGCCATGCTCCTGCCCCCTCCATTGGGCACGGCAAAGATCCGGACATTGGGCCACTGGCGCCGGAACCAACTAACCAGGCGCACTTGCTGGAGGTGTTCGGACTCCATACTAAAAAGGAATTTCTTCCACCCACAGCGCGCACCCTCCCGGCTCCGATGCGAACTCAGGCGGTGGCTCGGCATTGAATTCCGCGCACAACCCTTGCTCGGTGTAGTGATCACACGTATGGCAAACCCTTGGTGGCTCGGCCCTGAGTGTGGCGCGGTAGTGGGTGACGATAGCGGGTTCCGGGTGTCTGCTCATGGTGTCCAGCTCCTGTTGATGATGGTGAAAAATTTACCTTCACGGCGAAACTCTATAAGTGATGGCGGCTTGCCCCCGGTGAGCTCCTGCGCCATCTCATGCAGGTCGGCCATGCCATAGTCCAATGCCACGCCCGATTTATGAGCAATGTCGGCTAGTAATCGGCGGCTTTTCTCCCCCGCATACCCATCATGGGTGACGGCCAGGTATTCGGTTACCGGGATATCGGACAACCCCCCGTAGTACGTCAGGGAGAGCATTTCTCGGCCACTGGCGCGGCTGATATGTTTACGCCAGGTCCAAGCGCTCACATCCATGTCAATGCCCTCCACGCCCATAATGTCTAGGTTGCTCAGTTTCAGCGGTGGGCGCTCCGGCTCCGGGAACGGTTCACCGCAGGCCGGACAAACCCGAACCGATAGGGCGCATATCTCCTGGCAGTTGTCGCAGACCTTCACCGGCGCTTCGCCTACCTTGTCACCCTTTTTCGGTGGCGCTCGAACGGCGGTGATTGGCCCATGCTGTTCCACCACGCCCGCAAAATCCAACACTAGACAATCAACCTTACCCGGCGCGATCCGCAAGCCACGCCCGGCCATTTGCACGTACAGGCCGGGTGACATCGTAGGGCGCAGCATAGCCACCAGATCAATGCCTGGCGCGTCGAAACCAGTTGTCAGTACATTGGCATTGGTAAGCGCCCGGATCTTGCCTAACTTGAATTCAGTCAGCATACGGTCGCGATCTGCGCTCGGTGTTTCGCCGGTCACGCACTCGGCCACGATACCTTGCGCCACCATCGCATCCTTGACATGGTTCGCATGGGCCACACCAGCACAAAAAACTAACCACGATCGGCGCTCGGCCCCCAGCTTGATGATTTCGGCCACGACCTTGGAATTCTTGTCGTCGGTGTCCACCGCAGCTTGCAGCTCTGATTCAATGTATTCCCCGCCCCGCTTATGCACACCGTCAACTTCCAACTTGGTGGTGGTCAGCTTGCTCCGCAGGTTGCACAAAAACCCTTTGAAGATCAGTTCCTCGATGCTTACCGGCTCAATCAGAGCATCAAAGATGGCTGGATCGTCGGTAATGTAGCCGTGACCCAGGCGGTACGGACTGGCGGTCAACCCGATCACCCGCAGGTTCTGGTTAATGACCCGCAGGTCATTAAGCAATGTCCGGTAGCCTCCCTCGTCTTTGTGGCTCACCAGGTGGCATTCATCAATGATCACTAAGTCAACATGCCCTATCTGCCGCGCCTTGCTCCGCACCGACTGGATGCCTGCAAACGTGATGGGCTCCCCCAATTCCTTGCGGCCCAGCCCGGCGCTGTAGATTCCCATTGGCGCATTGGGCCAGTGCTGGCGCATTTTTTCAGCGTTCTGGCTGATCAATTCGCGGACATGGGTGAGCATCAAAATGCGCGTTTCAGGCCACGATTGCAGCGCATCTTTGCACAGTGCGGCAATGATGTGAGACTTGCCGGAACCGGTGGGCAGCACCAAGCAAGGGTTGCCGGTGTTGCCTGCTTCAAACCAGGCGTAAAGCTGGTCTATGGTGCGTTGTTGGTACTCTCTCAGCATATCCGACCATCCCATTCCTTCCGCATCCCCATCAACAGCGGATCGCCCTCGGCACAAGCCGCAGGGTTAGCCAACAGTTCTTTGCTACCATACACCCCCTCACTTGGCTTGCCGTTCAGCACCGGCTTGCCTTCAATCTCATAAACTGCAACCCAGTCACTTGGACCATTAAGTTGTTTCCAAGGCACAAGGTCGGGATGCAGTACATGGTTCTCGCATCCCAGATGCTGTGCCTCAGTCGGTACAACATCGTCCCACCTCGCACAATGCCATGTACTGTCAGACAATGGCGTGATGTGGGCGCAGGTACGGCAATTGACTTGCTTGGTGGTCTTGCTGCCGTGACAGAAGTCGTGGCCCGGACACATCTTGCATTCAAACCATGTCGGATCAGTGCTGATAGGTGGTGGCAAGCGGTCAGTCAGCGCCAGCCGCTGGCCCTTGTCGATAGCCTTCACCGCATGGTCTTTGTCGTACTCCAAGCGCTCGGTGTAGATCCGGTCGTCGTCTTTGCAGATGGCAACGTACAGGGCGCGTTTCAGGTCGGTGCCATGCATGTAGACTTGGCATTGTGTGTAATGCATGGGCTTACTCTTTGCCACGCCATGCTTTTCTAGGTCGTTGAACGACTTGAGACTGTGGGTCTTGAATTCCAGCACATGCTCTGTCTTTGGCGCGCCGGGCACACCCTTACCGATGCCGTCTAGGCTACCCGACACATGGCTACCAAAGTCCACTCGGCGCTGAGTGCCGCTCACGCTCATGCCGATAGCGCGGAGGTCGCTAATGATGGTGGATTCTTCGTTCTGACCACGCCGGAACAGGCGCAAGATGCGGCCCTTGAACTGTTCCTGCACTGCCCAACGAAACGACAGCCAGAGCGAGCGCTCGCACTGGTGGCCGAGAGTGCTGCAACCCATATGGGCGCGGGGCTTCTCTAGCCTTGCCTCATGGGCTTTGTCAATCAAGCCGCTTATGGTAACCTCGGGCTCTGGTATTTTCATGTGTGTTGCTCCTAAGTTGGATTGACCCCGCCTTAATCAGCGGGGTCTTTTTTTTGCTTATTTCTTCGCCCAAGGTGGCGCAGACTTGGCCGGTGCCGCAGGCGCACCAGCAACAGCACCCATAGGCTTAAACGGTGCCACAGCGGCAGGTGCAACACCACCAATCGCCCTGTAGCCCTTGACCTCATTCCCGGCGTACTCGCCAGTCTTGACAATCAACTTGATGCCTAAGTTGCCGCCGATCAACTGGTCGGTGTCCGACACCTTAGCCAAGCCAATCGCCCGCATGATTTCGCCAAGCTGTTGCCTGCCAATCTCCTCGGCCTTGGTGCTTGCGTTCTTGATGTTCAAGTTGCCAAAGATCACCCGGCCCTGATGCGATGGGCCGGTGATGGTGTACTTGCAGGCGATGTACTTGCCGTCACCCGCCTTGGTGGGCTTGATCTCCGCGCCGGTAATGGCGGCGTTGTACCAACCCTCGGGCAGTGGCTCAAAGTTGCTGGTGCCTTGGGGCAGCGTGTCAACGCTGTACTCTTCGTCGAGAAAAGCCATGATGTTTACTCCTTAGTGATTGTGAAAGTGGGGCGTCCGGGGGTGGACGTTATGGCACCAAGCAGCGGCGCAGTCACGGCGTCAGATGCCGCATTCCACACCCGTGCATTGATTTCTGGCTTCCAGCGGAACAGGCTCGACAAGTGTTCAGACAAGCCAGCCTCCGACGCCAGCACTTGCAGTTTGTCGGCGTCAATCTTCTTGTTGATGCGGCCTTCGATCTTGATCTTGTAACCGTCAACCTCTTGGTTGACAGTGCCGTCGAGGTCTTTTGGCAGCAAGAACTCTTTGACCATTTCGTCTTCAAGTTCGCGGCGCTCGGCCACCGCAGCGGCTTCCAATTTCTTGGCGTTGAGCCAGCGTTGATAAATGGTGTTCATGCCAGTGTCTCCTCTTTGCTTTCGTTTTTGATCCAAACCAGCGCTTTATTGAGCATGTCCCGCAACTCCTCGGACTGCAAGACAGTCAAATGCAAGCTGATCGTTGCGCCCGGTGGGCTGGCGTTAAGCATCAGGCTTTGCGGGGCATCTTCATTTGCCCCAAAAGCAGAAATGCTTGTGGCGTGTGTAGGGCTATAGAAAAACTCCATTGCGCGTTTCATGCCGCACCGCCAATCTTCTCAATGATTGCGCCAAGGTCAGG